AACAAAGGATACTTTAGTTGTACATGATGGATCAACGGCTGGTGGTAGACCACTATTAAGACAAGATTTAAATAACATAGTAGCAGGATCAATTACTCATGCTATGTTAGAAGGTGATGCTATTGATGGTGATAATATTGGAAATGATGTTGTTAACTCAGAGCATATAGCAGCAGGAGCAGTTGATTTAGAGCATATGTCTGCAAACTCTGTAGATAGTGATCAATATGTAGACGGATCTATTGATCATGTTCATTTAGCAGCTGACTGCGTAGATGGTGATAACATCGGAGATGATGTAATTAACTCAGAACATATTGCAGCAGGTGCGGTTGATCTAGAGCATATGTCTTCTGAATCAGTTGATGAAGATAATCTCTATATTTCTAATGCTGGTTCTAATGGTCAATTCCTACAAAAACAATCAGGTAATAATGGTGGTTTAACATGGGCTACAGTTACTACAACACCAGAAGGTACTGCTATCTTATCTACGGGTGAGAGTGGCGGTAATAAATATCTTAGAGAAGATGGTGATGGTACTTGTTCATGGCAAGCAATAGCTGGAGCTACTGGTGGTTCATCTGATAAAATCTTTTGGGAAAATGGTCAGACTATCACTACTAACTATGAAGTTGGTACTACATTCGGTGCTGCTTGTAACGCACTTAGTGCAGGTCCGATAGCAATAAATAGTGGCGTTACGGTCACAATCGCTTCTGGAGATTACTGGACAATCGTATAAAATTATGAGTACATTAAAACTAAAAGGTAGTACTTCTGGAGAAGCACAAGTTACTGTTGCATCTTCAGCAGGTACACCAACAATCACTTTACCTACAGCAAGTATTAATCTTGCAACTGCAGGTAGTGATGGACAATTCTTAAAGACAAACGGTAGTGGTACACTTAGTTTTGCTACAGCTGGTTTATTTTCTAGTTATGCAATCATTTGTGATGAAAAAACAACAGGCTCTGATGGAGGTACGTTTACACATGGTGCTTGGCAACACCGTGATTTAAATACTGAAATTATGGACCCAGACGGTATTGTTTCAATTTCAAGTAATCAATTTACGCTAGGTGCTGGGACTTATTATTTTGAATGGGCTGCTCCTGGCTATAGATGTAATGGACATAAGAGTCGTTTATACGACGTAACTGGTAGTGCAGTAGTTGAACTAGGTTTCCAAGCAATGTCTGACACAGGAAATGATGGAGACACCAGCTACTCATACGGTTTTGCTAGAGATACTATTACGGCTGACAATACTTATAGAATTGAGCATCGGTCTTCTTCTACAAAAGCAGACCAGGGTTTTGGCCGTTCATTTGATATAGACACAGAAAGATTTACATATGTTAAAATCTTCAAGGAGGCATAACCATGAGTACGATTAAAACAGCTTTAGGAGATTAATTAATGTCAACATTAAAAACAAACAGTCTGACTCATGCTAGTGGGTCATCTGCGATTATAGGTCTGTCTGGAACTAAGGCAGCATTAACAGGATGCAGTTCAGCTAGTGTAGAAACACTTACATCAGCTAGTACTATTACTATAGATTTAAGTACAGCCAACCATTTTAAAGTAACGTTAGGTCATAACACAACTTTTGCTAATCCAGCCAGTGAAAGTGCTGGTCAATCAGGAACGATAGCAATTACGCAGGACGGAACTGGATCTCGTACCGCTGCATGGGGTACACAGTGGAAATGGGTTGGAGGTACTGCACCTACATTAACAACAACAGCTTCGGCTGTAGATAGAATAGATTATGTTGTTGTAGCAGGTAATACTATACATGCAGTAGCAAGTTTAGATGTGAAATGATATGTTCGATAATAAAGCATTAATAGGTTCCAGTGCTGCTGGGGATTATGAAATTGAACGTTCAGTTAGGTTTAACAGCGGAGATAGTGCAGCAATGTCCATAACTCCTGCTTCAGACGGGAATAGAAAAAAATGGACATTTAGTGCTTGGATTAAGAAAAGTAAAATAGATCTATCAGGTGGTGAAGGTATTTGGAGTGCTAAAGCGAGTGGAGCATATAATGATACGATCACAATTACTTCAAACAAGATCAGTTTTAAGCAAGAATTAAATAATACTATAAAACAATCTTATTCTACTAGATTGATTAGAGATAGCACAGGGTGGTTTCATTTAGTAGTTGCTCAAGATACTACACAAGCTACAGCTGCTAATCGTATAAAAATGTGGTTTAATGGAGTACAAGAAACATTAACAGGTAATTTTCCAAACCAAGATTCTGAAGGTAATTTTAATAGAGATATCAAACATTTTTTAGGTGCCGTTAAAAATACCGCCAATAGTAATCCTGGTTCTGAATTTAATGGGTATATGGCTGAAGTCCATTGGATAGATGGAACAGCTTATGAGCCTACTGATTTTGCTAAAACACATGACATAACTGGTGCATGGGTTCCTAAGAAAGCTTCAGGGTTAACTTATGGAACGAATGGATTTTATTTGAATTTCAATGATAATTCAGATGTCACAGCAGCTACACTAGGAAAGGATCAGGAAGGTACTAATAGTCTTACACCAACTGGTATGTCAGTTACAACTGGTTCAGATGATGATTCAGTAATAGATACACCAACAAATAATTATTGTACTTTAAATAATTTACATTCAAATTCTACAGGCGTTACATTTTCTGATGGTAATTTAAAAGCAGTAGTACCATCATCAAGTACTACAGGTAAGGCTTTTGGTAATATTGGTGTGTCTTCAGGTAAATGGTATTGGGAAATAGATTATATTTCTGGTACAAGTAATTTTTTAGAAGTTGGTGTTACAACAGTAAAATGGGCAGCTGGTTCATATAGAGGCATTAGAGGTAATGATGGAGAGAAAACGGCAAATACTGATACTGATGCAAGCTTTGCAACAGGAGATTTAGTACAAGTTGCTGTAGATGTAGATAATGGTAAATGGTATATAGGTAAGAATGGTAGTTGGATGTTATCTGGAGATCCTGTAAATGGTACAGGATTTGTGCATGATGATTTAACTTCAGTGCGAGCATCCCATGGAAATGAGTTATTCCCATCTTTTTATAGTGTTACAGGTTCTGGTGGACAAACCTTTGCTGTAAACTTTGGTCAACAAGAATTCGTCCATACACCACCAACAGGATTCAAAGCACTATGTACAGAAAATTTTGATGCACCAACAGTTAAAAATCCTGGTGAATATTTCAATACTGTTCTCTTTACAGGTAATGGTAGTGCGGGTCATGCTATAACTGGCGTAGGCTTTAGTCCTGATATGGTTTGGTTGAAAAATAGAGGCTCAGGACATCATGGGATATGGGATACTGTTAGAGGAACTACAAAAAGAATAGTTCCAAATAGTACTGGTGCAGAGGGTACAGTAAGTGGTGTAACTGCTTTTGGATCTGATGGTTTTACATTGGGTACTGATATTAATGTTAACAATGATAATTATGTATCTTGGAATTGGAGAGGATCTGATTCAGCAGCAGTTGCTAATACAGATGGTTCAATAGATTCAACAGTTAGTGCTAACACAGATTCTGGTTTCTCAGTAGTTAAATGGACTGGATCAGGCGCTGCTGCTACTATAGGTCATGGATTAAATGCTACACCAGCATTTATTTGGATTAAAAACACAGCCGATACTGCATCGAACTTAGTCCGACATCACGAAATAGCTGTAAATAGTACAACGCTAATAGAAAACTCTTCTGCAGGAATTAGTACAGATTATTGGAATACTTCTAGTGAAACTAGGAATTCAACAGTTTTCTCTGTATCCAGTAATAATGAAGCTAATGGTAATAACGATGCGATGATTGCATTCTGTTGGGCAGAAGTAGAAGGTTTCAGTAAAATGGGAGTATGGACTGGGAATGCATCAACCGACGGACCATTCATGTGGTGTGGTTTTAAACCCGCATTTCTCCTACACAAGCGTAGTTCAGATTCAGGTCCATGGCATATATTTGATAATAAAAGAAATACTTATAACCCTACCACCATAACTCTTTATCCAGATAGTGATGCTGCTGAGTATACAAATACAGGTTCAGACCCTCAAATAGACTTCTTAGCCAATGGGTTTAAAGTTAGGTCTTCTTATGCTCAATTCAACGGGAATGGTGACACTCTTATCTGGATGGCATTTGCTAAAACACCTTTTAAATATTCTAAAGCTTATTGATATGGCATTTAAATTAGACGGAAAAACATTACCAACTGGTGTCGCTTTTACATCAAATGGGATAAATTACCCAGCGAATTGGTTACGGTTAACTACGCTGGATGAAAAAAAAGCAATAGGTATTACTGAAGTAGCTGATCCAACTTGGTTTGATGCTAGATTCTATACGGATGCAAGTACAGCTAAACCTTTAAACGATACCAACGCAAAAGATGAAGACGGGAAGGATTTAAAAGATGCAGATGGTAATCAGATAGTTAATCAAGGATTGAAGACTACATACATTAATATACAAAAAGAGTCAGCCAATTCACTTTTATCTAAATATGATTGGCAAGTCACACGTAAAGCTGAAAAAGATACAGCAATAGATTCTAAAGTTGCAACTTATAGAGATGCTATTAGAACTACCTGTGCTACACGTGAAACAGAAATCACAAATTGTGCAGATGTAACTGCATTACAAAAACTAATAGATGGGACTTATGATGATGATGGTAAGCGTACTGCTGGTATAACACTTTGGCCAGAAGATCCATACGCACCTAATATCTAATGGATCCTATCCACCTTCCTATACCTAATACACCCAAAGCTTTAGATGTCCCTCATATGTACTTCAGACCGCCTACAGCGCGTGTTCCATCATATAAACCTATGATTGTACCTCCAGCTGATTTGGAAGCCCCTGAAGACGTTAAAACAGAGACAAATGAAGAACAGCCTGAGCCACCCTCTCTTAAAATTCCTGTATTAGACATACAGATGCCTATACCGGAAACAGCAGTAGTTATAACGGCTGTAACAACCGCTGTGGTAGCAGTGGCTACAACTTCTGTTACCCAGACTTTATTTGAACCGATTAAGAAAAAAGTACAGAAACAATTACAAGCTAAAGTTAACAAATGGAAGGAAAACCGGAAGAAAAAAAAGGAATCCTCGGAAAGCTGAAAGATGCTGCTGAGGATCAAGAACACCAAATCCAGATTCTAGGAACATTCGTCAGACTTGGCGTAGTTGTTTGGTCTGGCTTTATCATAACAATGAATTACGTAGAACTGCCTATGATTAAGAAAGCTGGTAACTCAGATATAACTTTTGTAGCATCCGTTTTCACTGGTGCTTTAGCTACCTTCGGGTTGTCTACTGGTAATTCTAAAGATAAAGGTGGTGTAGTAAACTGTCCTATGGCAAAGAAAAAGGAAGAATGAGAAAATGGCTTTTACTCTTCCTACTGTTTTCACCCTCGGTAGCAAGAGCAGAATTAGTAACTCCCCAGTTCACCCAGGGATCAATGAATTCAACCACCACTACAACTCAAGAAATAACAGAAGAAATAACGACGACCACTTACGGGTCAGCTCTAAACAAGTGGAGCGGGGACAACATAACCCATACATCAACCTCATCAGGAGGTATCGCCGATTCAGATTCGGTATTCAACATGACAACAGCTGGTTCAGATTTCTCACTAGAGATCGTAACAAGAGCCGCAAGTCAGGTACTAGAAGTAACAGAAATCGAAAGAACTATCGAAACTTCTGCTACTACTACATCCTTATCAGTCTTCTCTCAATAGCACCAGTTCGTGCGGATGAAGGAGAAACTAATAACACCTCAAATCCAGTTGCTGCTGCTACTGGTAACGTTACAAACCAAGCTGTACAATTTCAAAACAATGGAGCACCAAGCCGACAGGTAATGGGTCCAAATATCAGTTGTAATGGTAGTACTATGACATTCTCCCCATTCTATATGGGGAATCATACTACTCCTTATGATATAAATGAAGTTCATGGAATGGAACAGAAAAGCTATACTGTAGCTGAAAACTGGGGATTCCAAGTAAATTTTATGGTCCCTTTAGATGGTTCTATTGTTGAGAGGTGTAAATCTATAGCAGCACGCCAGGAGGCTAAAATGGCTCTAGACTATGAATTAGTTAGAGCTAAGGAATGTGCAAACCTCCAAGCAAAGGGGTTTATGATCCTACCTGGCACACGTGTCTATCATATGTGTAGTGATATCATTCCTATCTCTGCATGGAAAAAAGCGGAAGCTAAAGTTCTTAAATGTAAGTTACCGCCTAAACCATGGTATAAGCCATGGGCTAAACCTAAAGAAGAATGTAAAATGAGTACATTAAATCCTTATACACCGGTAGCTGAAAAACCGAAACATCAAACTACACTTCAACGTTCTATAGAAGAGCAAGAGAAGGCAGCTACAAAAGCTACAAAAGCTAAAAAGAAATCTGAAGAAAAAACTACTACTAAAGATAAATGACATATCAAGCAAATTTACGAGATAGAGTAAAAGGTGCCAGTTTACGAATACCTGGAACTGCTAGGCAATTAGCAGCTGGTGCAAGCAGTGCAAATACAGCATTGACAGCTGGATGTCAACGTATCTCTATTCTTGCTGTAACAGCTGATATTCGGTATGCACTTGGAACTGCAGCACAAACAGCTAATGCAAGTACTAGTCATTTAATTAAAGCTGGAGAACGGCTTGAATTAGATGTACCTATAAATATAGATTTAGCTGTAGATGGAAATGGAGATCCAGCTAATGCAACTTATGGAGATACAATAGCTTCTAACATTGCTGTTATTCGAGATGCTAGTACTTCTGGAACACTAGAATTAACAGAATTTCTTAATTAAAAATAACCACTATAAAAAAATGATCGTATTAATCAAGCCCATCCTTTTCGCCTTCTTGAAATCAGATTCAGTGAAGAAACTTGTAGTAGATTTACTAGAAGCTTATGTATCTAGAACTGATAACAAACTTGATGATCAGGCATTGAAAATTGTTAAAGAAAAACTATTTAGTTAAATGAAGAAAGCCACTGAAGACCAGTTTAATGAATTACACAGCCTTGTCACAAATGAATTCCTACAACGGGTTAAAAGTGGCACCGCTTCAACACAAGACCTTAAAGCAGCTTGTGACTGGCTAAAAATCAATGATATTAGTGGAGTAGCATTTGAAGGTAGTCCTTTAGATAAACTCGCTAATGTATTACCCAAAGTAGACCCTGAACTTGTAAAACGGAGAATGTATGGCAAAGTCGTCAACGGAAACTTATAGGACAAACGCTAAATCACGTGCTAAGCATGTACGCGATAATAGTCCTGGAGGTAAGTATGCCCACTCCAAAAAGTACAAAAGGGATCATGGTAAAGCTAGAGCTGCGCTAGGTATCCCTAAAGGTTCTAAAAAGGATGCTTCTAAGCAATCCGATGGTTCCTATAAAGCAGAGAGTCGGAAGACAAATCGTGGAAGAGGAGGAGGTCAGAAGAAATGAGTGATTTATTAGGTGATGCAGCACAAGAAAAACTTTTAAAAAGTCTTCAAGATTCTAAAGGTAATTGGTATATTAAAGGTAAAAACCAGAAAAAATTATTCCAAGCTCATGCAGTTAGTCATATCAGATCACATGCAGACTGGGATGATCCCAGAGAGGGATTAAATAAAGTATTTGTCTGGAGTGATAAGCTAAATGATTATGATGAGAAACTGATACGTGATTATCAGAAAGTAGCAACAGGTGAGAAAGATAATATTCTATTAAATAGTAAAAAATTAGATCTACAAAAGAAAGCAACTAGAAACTGGAGATTAACCCCTGATACAAAATCAGTGCAAGATTTTGCTGCGTCGATAGGTGATCCTCCTGAATTAGTAGATGAATGGTTGCTGGAGAGAGGTGCAGGTTCTGTGATTTCTCTTAAACAAAGCAAGAAATTAAGTGCTGAATCTCAGAAATTAAGAGGTGATAAAATTGATACTGGTCATGAAGTTAGTTTAACAACAGATGTTGGAGAAGGTAAGAGACCAGCTACTAGTCAATATACTTACTTCGATGAACCTTTCCAAGAGAATAGAGGAAAAGGACAAACAGGTGGTTCAATTAAAACTGTAAATCTACATGCAGCAGCAGGACAAGTTCCTAGACATGATGTTGAAGATTATTTAATGTTCAAAGAAGAAAAGAAGTTTAGAGAATCTGGTGAAGTTAAATCATTGAGTCCAATAAAAGAAGAATTCAACCAAGCTGAGCAAAGATTACTAAGAACTGTACCTGCAAACGCCCCTCCAAAAGTTTCAGATGATCTTAGGACGGAAATTTATAAAAATAGGGAAAAGATACAAAAGCGTACTGGTATTAAATTAACTTCTGGTACAAAAACAAAGCTAAATGCAAAAGGTTTATATCGTAATATAGCTAGGGCTGCTAGTAAATCAAATAATCCACTTGTAAATATTAGTGGTGATATTGTTGGAGCTGTTATGGATGGTGTAGCCTTTGCTGCTAATCCAAGTGCACAGACTGGTATAGATTTAGCTTTAAGTGGCAGTCAAGCTGTTATGAGTTTAGCTGCATTAGGATTAGCTGCTGTACCAATCCCAGGTGGTAGACCTGGAGCCTTTATATTAATGAAAGCAGGTGATAATATAGATAAATTAAAAGCTTTTAATGATAAAGTTGCACAAGTTGAAAGACTTTGGAATTTGTCAGGTGGAATAGATAGGACTAAACAAGTTACAGAAGGAATAACTCCTGAAGTAGAAACAGCACGAAAAGTTATAGATGCACAAGCTAATGAAGATGCTTTAACAGGCAGAATCAATAGAACCAGAGTAGAATTTCCTACGCAAAGATTTAAATAAATAACTTATGAACGATACCATAACAGCCTTACAGGACGACTTTAAACTTTTCCTGCAAGCACTATGGTCCCAACTAGATTTACCATCACCCACGAGGGCACAATATGCAATCGCAGACTATCTTCAAAATGGACCTAAGCGTCTTCAGATACAAGCTTTCCGTGGCGTTGGAAAGTCGTGGATCACAGGAGCCTTCGTCCTCTGGACTCTCTTTAACGATCCAGAAAGAAAAATTATGATCATATCAGCCTCTAAGGAACGGGCTGATAACATGTCAATCTTCTTACAAAAACTAATTATTGAAACCCCATGGCTAGAACATCTAAGACCGAAATCGGACGATTCTCGTTGGAGTCGCATCAGCTTCGACGTCGCCTGTTCTCCTCACCAAGCCCCAAGCGTAAAGTCGGTGGGCATAACTGGGCAGTTAACAGGAAGCCGCGCAGATTTAATGATTTTGGACGATATAGAAGTTCCTGGAAACTCCATGACGGAGCTAATGCGTGAAAAACTACTTCAACTCTGTACTGAA